TGCAACATATCCTGCGGCGGCTAGTTGTAGCTCGCGTTCGGTTTGCATTTGAGCCAGCTTTAGTTCATGGCTTTTGTCTGACTTGTCTTGGAAGAAGTCGAGTAGTTTAGGCAAACCACCCATTAAAAACGATATGAATGTTGAAGCTAGTGTAAGCATTATTCCCCCTGCATTTCCATTAGTATCTTGGCGCGTAGTTCACGCATTTTCTTTACTTCTTGCATAGCTGCAATCGTTGCGTTGTTCATATCCATGTACATGATCCCCATGACGGGAAGAGCAATCACTAACACAAAACACAAGACCACCACGGCGACGAGTAGGCTCCACGGTACGTCGCGCTCGTTCTTATCAGTATCATCACCCATACGAACCATAACATTATGAACACCACCGCCACGATTGACGTTAACTGCTCTTTGATCTTTCTTTTTATACTTGCCCGTCGCCATGCTGCCACCTGCTGTTTTACTGTTTCTTGGCGCTGTATTTCAGCCCGCTCGGCTTTCACCTTGTCGCGCATTACTTCAAACTCAGACCAGATAGCACCAAGTTCTTTGGGCGCTTGGTACACCATCATTTCTCTTAGTTCCGTCTCGAGCCTATTCATTTCTTTCTGTGCAAGTACCCGATTAAAGGCTTCCTGATTTACCGACAATTCAGGGTCACGAACTTTTTTAGCCTTTAGTTCTTCTTCGTGAACGTGCTTCTCAAGCTGTTGATGCGATTTAAAAAAATTTCCCAGATGGCTACTAAGGTCAGCAACCACATCTTTGGCTTGACCGTACGCGTCCACCAATTCCATCCCCTGCGCTTTGTACTCCTGATAAAGTTCGCAACCTTTTCGTATTGCGGCAGCGGCAGTTTTCGCAGCGGCGAGGATGGTAATCGGATCAATTTTTTAGCCTACTAGTTCATCAGCAACCATGTCGGTTTTTTGTTCTGGTACTTGTGGTTGAGCTTGTGTACGCACTTTTGTAATTAGGTCAACAACTTGTACAAAAGGTCTATCGCCTAGCGCACCTAGAACACGGTTAACTTCATCCACGGTTAGCGTTAGTTTAATGTCACTCATCTATTTCTCCGTTAGTTTCTGCTGTTAAGGCCAGCAGGTTGCCTTTAAGCCCAAGGAAGCCCTTTGTACCCCGTAGTAGGTGGGGCTTGTAATTGCGCTGCCGTATCTTCATAAGCAGCAACAACAGAATCAGTTAAGGCCATTTTTACCCAACCAATCACAACATCTTCTGTAAGTTCACTGTACGGCAAAAAATCACCGTCTGCATAGGGTATTGCAACTACGCCGTTAACCAGATCATCAATAATAAATTCAACTTCTTTGACGATGTTTTGCTTGCCATCTTGATTCAAGATGCAGTTCATATTTCTAATTTTCCAAGTTGCCATATTTCACCTATTAAACAAATGCGCCAGTATTAGCTGCGGGTAAACGTGTAATTTTGTAGTAGCTGCCCGTTAATGGGGTAATTGATCCAGCACTTGAAGTTACTTGAAGATTTAACGTGCCGCCTGTAGTTGCATTAGCTTGAAACATCGATTGCAACACATACTCATGGTTAACCGCGGTGGTTAGTGAACCAGTAGCAGGTAAAGCACCTGCTGTCGCAGTAGATTTAACCAACGCTGCAGTTTGCGCTGTGCCTGCGGTACCTACGCCGCCAACAGGCGTGCCAACGTAAAGCGCGTTATTGTTTACCGGCGCTTGAGTAAACGTCATAGTAAACGTGGCAGTACCCGCTGTCGTTTTAGTAAAGTACAAATACGCTTCAACTTCGTAAAAAATATTTGCGTCTAACGACATGCCTGACGTTGTGCCAAAAAAGTTAGCGATAGTAGTAATTGCACTACCGTCAGACGTCAATCTAAAAAAGTGAACTGATGGCACGTACCCACGCCCGTCAGTTACGTCATCCGTAGTAAAGAACGTGCTGCCGTCAAATTCAAAAGTGCCCGCAACAGGCGAAGTTAATGAAGTACCAGACGTAAAAGTAAGAGGTGCAACTGTTGCTGTACCCGCAGCTAACTTAATATTGCTGTTACATGTAATTGAACCGCTAAAATACGAAGCGCCCGCCGCAACGTAAAGCGCATAAGGGTTGGTAATAGTTACGTTTGAACCCGCTGATGGTGCGGCGGCTATATACAATGTTGCTGCGTTTGTGACTGTTTGCGACGCAGTAGTTGCTGCAAAAGTTGGTTGAGCAATGCTATTAGCTACAACAGTTCCAGTTAAACCCGCATTTGATGTGTATGTTCCTAAATCAACACTAATAGCAGCCCCAGTAGTAGTCCACGCAGCCCGTGTACTATTTCCAGTAACAGTAAGTTTATCGCCTGTAGTATTAGAAAATTGTACTTTCCCACCAAAACCTGCTAATCCAGTAACAACATTTAAACCATACACATCTGCTGCAACATTTATGTATATACCACCATCAGCAGAACCAGAATTACCTATTGATAAAGCGTACCCCGTAGTAATAGCGCCTGTACTTGAAGAAGGAGCACCTGCGATATGAAGGGTAGAAGCAAAATTCCATGTAGTTCCATTAACGCCATTACCGTTAAACGTTACAGGTGACAAATAATTAGCGTAAGCATTAGTTGCCGAATCAGGAGCATTAGGGTAGTTAAAAGTAGTTGAGTTCGTAAAAATACTTGGACCCGTTCCGTAGTTATTGCTTTGATCCGTGTAAGCTACAGAAGCCGCGCCTACGCCTAATAGAGATTTTATGCCCGTTGAAAAAGTAATCCCTGAAGCTCCTGCTCCAACTAATAACGGCCCCGCCATAAAACTAGACCCGCCAGCAACGTATAAAGCATAAGCGTTAGTAATTGTTACGTTTGTACCAGCAGCAGGGGCGTTAGCAATATATAGAGTGGCTGCATTTGTTACCGTCTGTGTAACCGTAGTTGCTGCAAATGTTGGTTGAGCAATGCTATTAGATACAACAGTACCGGTTAAACCCGCCGAAGAAGTAAGCGTAACGGCATCAATACGTAAATCAAGACCGGAAGTTGTCCAAGCTGCGGAACTTAGTGCAGTTGTCCCAATGTGTAATCTAGCCGCTGGGGTTGTACTACCATTAAGCCCCAAAGCACCTGCCAAATAGTTATCAGCAGTGCCGCCAGCATAAAAGTTCCAACGATTTGCAGCAGCAGCTATATTTCCGTAAAAGCCATAATTGTTGGTTGCCCCTGTAAGAGTGCTTTCAGCTAAAAACCCATATTGATTAGTAACCGTAGAACCAGCACCAATTGTCGCCTGATTAGCTGTGTAATGTTGCAATGCCCCTAGCGTAAAACTAGCCGCTTGCGTTGACGGAGACGATTGGAATATTCGAGCCGAAGCAGTAACGTCCGATGAAATGGTACTACTTACAGCAATTCCAAGACTATTAGTTGCTCCAGTTATAGCATTGCCAATAGATAAAACACGATCAGTTAAAGATGTTGACCCAATACCCAAACGACCTGCCATATAGTTATTGGCAGTACCGTTCATGTATAGGTTATAACGACCTGTACCAGAAGCTATGTTTCCGTAAAAGCCGTAATTATTAGTCGCACCAATTAAATGTGATTCTGCCGCAAAACCGTATTGCGAACCTACTGACCCGCCAGCAGTAACATTTGGAAACGTAGATGAGCCGCTAGTAGCGTAATGCGTTATTTGACCAAGAGCAAAATTTGCAGTTGCGGTATTTGCAAAAGAAGAAAAATAATATGCAGCAGTAGTTACATCCGATTGAATATTGCCAGCATTTAGTTGTGCATACGACCCTACTGAACCTGTAAGTGTTTTACTGAGAGTTAAATTTCTACCTGCTTGTGGAGTCACACCAATACCAACTTGACCAGTGCTATCAATACGCATTACCTCAGTCGTATTGGTCGAAAACCCAATAGTGTTTGCCGCAGGTAAAAATAGACCGTTGGTAGGAACGGTTGAATTTGAAGGTATAAACGCTCTGGCTGTTGAGTTACCAGTGGTGACAAAGTTAGTGCCATCAAAAGTCAACGCTGAACCAGTAGCTAACGCGCTTGTACTTGATGCGTAAGGAATTCCGTTTGCAGTAAATGCTGCTTGGCTGACGTTAATGTTTGCGCTTGTACCATCAAGATAGAGTGCGCGGGATGATGGGTATGTACAAAATACAGTAACCGTACCTGAAAAAGTTACGGCGGAACCAGCGTTGCTGGATGAAAGAATTGTTGTGCGTGTTAGTGTGGGGCCGGTAGTTGAGTATGTGCCAAGACCTGCTTCCCAGTTACCTGAGTTATCCGTAGCGGCGTAATATGTAGTGTTGGTATTGCCAATAGCCGAAAAAGATTGGTAACTAGTAACCGCGCCAGTAAGGGTAAAACTAACGGTTGTATTTGCCGTACCTGATTCTTGAACTCGGTCTTTTAAAACTAAAGCCATGATTACTCCGTATTTATATTAACCCAGTTTGTATCTTCGCCGTTATAGATAATAAACCAGCCACGGACAATGTTTGCATCAAGTAGCGCAGAACCTTCATTAATTGACGAAACAAACTGCGCAAGTATATTTTCTACATCAAGTACGTTTACGTCTTCTGCCACTGCAACAACTGCATTAAAACGTATTGTTCTAGTATCTGCAACGCCTACGTTTTCAACTGGGCTATCAAAGTAAGCGAGACCAATTATCCTTCCGTCATCTGCCGTAAAGTTTTCCGCTAGACTTGCCGCAAACTGCGCTGCTATTGTCCGTACATCATCTGGCGTAAAATTTTCAACCCTACTTACAGCAAACTGCGCCGATAGTGACGGCGTATCGGCTAACGTACTACTTTCTGTACGACTTTGCAAAAATGTTGATGTTTGTGTACTACTATCGGCTAACGTACTATTTTCAACCAAACTTGCAGCAAACCCCGCCGCCAATGCGCGTACGTCCGCTAACGCACTATCTTCCGTAAGGCTAAACGAAAACCCTTGGCTGATTACCAACACGTCAGCTAGCGTACTAGGCTCAGCCCTACTTACATCAAACTGCGCCGATAGTGACGGCGTATCAGCTAGCGTACTAGGCTCAGCCCTACTTACAGCAAACTGAGCCAGTATTGACGGCGTATCAGCTAACGTACTATTTTCAGCTAACGACTGTAAAAATGCCGAAGTTTGAGTGCTACTATCAGCTAACGTGCCGTTTTCCGTAAGAGCAAGTGCGTAAGCAGGGGCTGTAAAAGACGCAAACGGAGTAACCGAAAACGTGCGTATACCAAACATTATGAAGTAGCAGTCGTGCTGTAAGTCACGCTAACTGTATCGCCAGCCGTCGTGGTTTTAGCTGTTGTAAAGTTACCAGCAGAATACAACGTACCCGCCGTGCTTAATTGCGTAGATACCGCGCCAGTACCAGTAGCCAAGAAGCAACCAGCAACCGTGCCGCCTGCACCTGTAATGGTGTAGGTAATTGACGAAGCTGCGCAAGTAGTTACGTTTGATGGGGTTGTGCCTGACGAAGTAGACGATGAAAATGAAGCTGTACCACGCACTGCTGAACCGCTTACTGTGTAAGCAGTAAACTCATTGGCAGTAGTAATTGACATCGTATCCGCAGCGGCAGCGGTATAGCCAGACTTTAACAAACCTAAAAATGGGCCAACACGAGTGTAGCCTGAAGCTGTTACTAGCAACGTGTCTAGCATAAGCTGTTTACCAACAGCCATGACCAAATTAGGAAACTCATCTTCCCATTTAATGTTGCCATCTTTGTCGCGGCAAACAACGTGGTAGTGGCCTTCGATGCCAACAGTTTCTGGAGCAATGTTGCCTTTTGCTTGCATTGTGGCTACGGCGTTATCGCCAAAGTTTCCGGGTTCTTTTTGCATAATATCCTCTTAAGGTAAACGAATTAAAGCCGTCGTAGCCGAATTAACAGGCATAGTGACGGTGTTGTTAACTGCATTAAACGATTTGTCTGCACCAAAGTCCAACACTAAAACAGACTTGTTACTGCTACTTGTGTTGTATATCAAAGCACCCCGAGCAGTAAAGCTAGCATTAGGCCAAGACACATTATCAAAACTAACATACACGGTCCCCGTGCTTACATCTGTATTTATCGTCGCGCCTGTTACGGGGTTGCCCCCTGTCGTATAACCTGTTCCAAAAGAGGCTACTTCGCCGTCGGCTGTGTAAGCCGTTGTTGTCGATCCAATTGATGCAAAAGACGTATACAACGACATGTAAAGCGTACCTGTAATAATATTCTGCCCTGCTTGAAACATATCATTCTTAAAGCTGTTTGTCAGACCTTGTTGAATAGCCATTATGGAGCTGCCTTCCCTTTGTATTGACCGTCACGATATGCGTCACCACGCTCCAGAGCGCCGCCCAAACGAATAAGTTGAGCCAACGCATCTTGATATTTCTTTTCGTAGTACACCATCATATCCTGTTCACCTTTCATAAAGGTATATGCTTCAACCAAAGAGCCGTAAAGCAACACAGGAGAATAATTGTCACCCAACCATGAAGTGCCAGTAGAATTACTTACGGAAGCCACAGCAACGCTAAAACTTGTACCGTTTCCAATGAGACTTGAAGAAGCTGACAAAATATCACCTACAACATAAAACGAACCCGCTGCTGTTATTGTTACAGAATCAACAAAATTTCCAGCAACTACAATGGTTGCATACGCGCCAAAACCTGACCCGCCTGTTAATGGAACATTATAGTAAACACCATCGGTGTAGTTAAAATCACCGGCGTTATCTATTGCAACACCTGTAATGCTGCCTTGCACAATTGATTCAGGATAGTAATAATAGTGCAGCTCTACATCGTAATAAGCATCTGGCGTAGGGGCAACAATAAAACTTAATTCGTTTGAGATGCTTCCAGCAGTAACAGTCGGACCAAACAATGCGTAATACTGTGGCAAACCTGTATCGCTAGGACTTGGGTACGCCGCCCGCATGAAGTTAACGTCTTTATTTAGCAAATACTCGTAGTTGCCATCACCATCAATAACCGCTAACGAAAGTACTGCCAAAAAATCAAACGGGCAAGATAAGTATTTATTGCCGCTTGCCGTTACACTCGTGACATTTTTACGCAATGCCGGAAACAACACAGTGTTGGATATTCGTTCTTCTGCCTGTCGAACAAACGTAGAAATATTGTCTACGAAAGTAGTTTCGTAGTTTTGTGTGTAGTTCTGTATAGCGGCAGATAACGCTGTGTAGTTCACTACTTACTCCTTAACCCATTGGGCCTCGTGCCATCACACCTTTAGTAGCTGCGCCAGTACCGCGAATTTTAATGCCATCACCTTTAACATTAGCCGCTGCAGGATCACCTGCGCTTACGCGGTATGTCCCGTGAATACGCGGGCTCATGTCTTTAGCTGCTAATGTGTTAGGGTCTAAGCCTTCGTACTGCGCTTTAACTTGCCCTTCAACCGAAACTTTTTTGCCGGTCATAGTGTGCGGTTTTGCATACACAGGGGCTTGGCCTACTTCTTTGCCGCTTTGTTTTTGAGAAAACTTAGCCATATCGTACTCCTTAGCCCGATTTTTGATTAGCAACACGCGCTAGATTGCGGCCCATTGACTTCATCTGATCCGTAGTAACGCCGCCTTTAGCCATTTTCATAGCTCCTTTGTGCATACGTTTCTCGTGCCCTTTGATTTCTTTGTCCGCAATTCGTTTAACTTGCTTTGTATCCATTTCTTACTCCTATGTGATTGTCACATTACTTACTACAGGTTGTGGCGCTAAATAGTTAGGTGTTAACCCCGCATCGTTTGCACTTGCTCCACCAATAGGCCGCCAACCCCATTGAAACACTCGACTACCACCACTCGGATCGCCATCTGAATCTTCTGACGAACTCGGCGTATTGGTTATCTGCAGCCCAGAATACCCAGATTGGTAGTAACTTAAATCCGGACGTGGATCACGAATACCTTGCGGATCATCTACAGGGAACATACCCAACTGCAACTGCGGCTGATCAGGGTCCCAGCACGTCGGACAAACCAAGAGATTATAGTTCTTGGTTTTAATTATTTCTTTTCTTAGTACCGTTAACTTATAACGAAATCCACAACGGTCACATTCCGCAATCGCGTTCTTGCCTGACGCGAACCTATTGCCCATTACACACCGCCTCCGATGAACATCTGCCGCGGCACAAACCTAACCGCCGCTTTTTCTTGATCTTCGTTAGCTGCATTTTGCCAAGCTTCATCGTACTGCTGTTTAAGTATGTCTAAGCGCGCCATTCCTTCCGGAATCTTTAGTGCTATATAATAAGCCAGCCCTGCCACCAAACATGGAATAAATCTAAAAGGCACATCCATTGTTTTAGTACCGCCTGTACCGGCATCTTGCATACGGCGCATGCGCCAATAAACAAACTGATATGTATCGTTTGCGTTGGGTGTAGGCCAAACAGAAATGCTTGGCTGTTGTACTAACGCTACTGGGTTGCCGGGAGAAAAAGTATTGAACGCGTTGGGGGGCCACCCAACATTTAAAAGATATGCAGTGCTGCTTAGGGTAGGATCAGCAGGGGGTTGAATGCCGTTATAACTAAGTATAGCGGTGGTAACACCGTCACTAAAAGTAAGTTGTACAAACCCCGCATTAGGCAAACCTACTGTGCTATCTACAGCAATTGTTGTGTCATTTTTGTTAACATAATCTACTAGTGTGATACCTGTAGGAGATATGCCCCCTGCTAAACGCTGCACCCACACTTGAATTGGACGCCCCTGCGCGAGTTTGTTTGGTATCGTAGCGTAAGTGGACACACTGATGCGTGTAATAGTTAAATCTGATTGGTTGCTTTGGCTGTTGGCATTAGTACGAATAACATGGTCAAGTAAATCAACAGTGTCGTCAGGTAGCGCGTAAGTAGCTATGCCTTGAACTAACTGAATGCTGTCCTGTTCAAACGTCCACATATTAACGCCGCGGTTTGCCCAATCCGCAAACAACAAATTCATCGACCTACGCGCCGTTTTTAAATGATAGCCAGTACGTAGCTCACCCCCAGCACGTTCGAACGCTTCCTCGACGTACTCATTAAGGTTAAGATTAAAACTTGTTGTGCCGGATGTGGTCATTTCCCTGCCATTCGCATGTTATCCACCAAGTTTGGATACGGCCTACCAGCGGCTTTTGCCGCAGCTTTTGCTGCTGACTTCTTAGCGGGGCTTAACTTCTTAGGACTCCCCAAGCCTTTTGGGCGTGGTTTGTCCCACACTTCTCCACCCTTCTTGTACTG